CTTTAGAACGCGGAGACCTAATGAAAACTCGAGCGACCTTCCTTCTGAAGGTCGTCGACTTTACACTAGACTCGGACCGAAGTGGTCTCTTCTTACCTGAGGGTAAGAAAAGACCCACGGCCGATAGAGGTCTCCGGAGAGAGAGAGAAGCAGAGGAGAAGAATAGGAAAGCCATTCTGCGTAGGATAGAGATGGATCTAACTACATTGCTTGTCGGTATTTCAATGGCCTTTACGGACATTGAAGCACCGAAAGCAGTGTGGTTAAAATCCAGCAAACCAGCGCTAGATTCGTTCTGTCATTGGTACCGGAAGGTAACATTCCAGAACGGAGAACTAGCTGCTGGTAAGGCACTCAAAGCCTACGCAAAATGGGCAGAATGGTATGCTGGAGGCGATCCGAGGAACCCCAGACCTTCTATACCCGCACTATGCAAGGGGAGACGCCAAACGGAACATGGAGAGTTTTTAACTTTCCCGTTCCTAACTGGCCCCCTAGATCTGAGCAAGACGATCCGTAGGTTCTGGAGAAATAAAATCAAAAGAACCGACCAAGTCGTCTTAGCTCAACTAGCGCGGTATGGCAGAGGTCTGACTCCTGGTTGCCACAATACCAAACTGGAGGCCATCAGACAATTTCACCTTGATGCAACAACGGTCCACTGTCCGCTTGTCGACGAGAACCGAGAACGGTTAAAGGAGGGATTACGCGGTTACGCAAAGAAATACGCAACCGTATTTTCCCGACCTATCCATTCCGTACACACGTCGATATCAGCCAGTGGATCGTTGTTCACCACCAGAAAGAAAGGTGGTAGATCCGGATTCTCTGTAGAGATGGTCCGGAACTACCTCGTTTCGAGGTTGGAAGAACCTCTGCCGGCTGGAACCTACTATACCGTCTTAAGAACCAAGGTCTCCATCAAGAAATCGATGGAAACGATTGGTGAGACGTTCTTTGGCTCCAAAGATCCGGCGGATATCGACCATCCTCAAAGCGTTATTCTATTCTGGGCATTGTCTGAAGCCATCGGAGGATTCGGCTGGGAGGTTGAAACCGACCGACCGCCCGATTACGGTGGAATGTGGACCTGTCTTCCATGGTTATGGAAAGACAGTCCACCTACCGTGACCGGCGGTCGGATAGATACCAACCTCATAGCACGAGTCTGCGCTGTAGATGAGGACGGAAAGAAAACACGCGTCGTAACGACGGACTCTGAAGTCGCAGTTACGTTACTACATGTTGTTCGTGATATACTATACCGAAGTATAGTAGAGCACGACGTCCGGTCTACAGCAAACAGCCACGGAACATCCTGGCACTTCGCCAACCAAATAAATAAACGACAAGAATCAAGAACGATCATCTCCGTTGACAAAACAAGAGCAACGGACACGTTCGATCTAGATCTTGTCGAAAGTATCTATGATGGTCTGGCAGAAGGGCATAGTTCACCAGTAGCCACCGGGATCCTCAAAGCGCTGAGGCCGTTTGCAATCGGTAGAAGGAGGTACTTAGTACCCACTTACACCGAGGGTAAAACGGCGGTTTCAGCGGATGATGTTGCCGGGTGGCTAATGGGAAGAAAACCGAATGGTTTCTTCGTTGTGAACCCAGGAAAGAACGTAGCTGTTCTCCCGATGGGCGGGCCTCCCACCTATCCTATTCTCACGGTTTGGACGAGCTTTGAGGTCGATGCGGCTCTTTCCCGACTTCCCATACGAGAATTCATCGAAAAGCCTTGGGTCAATAAAGGATTACCTTTAATGATCCAGGGAGACGATGCAATTTTCGTCGGGTCGCGGAGAGCAGACAGAAGGTACCGAAGAATTTGTCGAATGATGGGAACCATCATAGGAGATGGTTCCCACTTCGTTTCAAACAAATTCGGCACCTTCTGCGAAGAGCCAATCATCCGAACAAAAGGGAAGGGACAGTGGACTCACCTTGATCTCATCAAGGTAAGAATACTGTCCGGACTCAACTGTCGGAAAGACCCCAGACTGCCAGCAGGAAAGATGGATCCCTTCGTTAATCGTGGATGGGCCGTCAACTCCATTCTACGCTACGCGTCCCCCGAAAAACGTAGGGACGCGAGGGAATGTGTTGACGGCACTACCAAAATGCTGAGACTGATACGCAGTAGGAACCTCATTGATTCGAGGTTCCTCGCACTGCCGACCTTTCTAGGTGGTCTCGAGTACCCATCCGACCGATCCGACAAGCGGATCTGGAGGAAATGGGTGCCCAAGACCATAAAGAAGGTGGCATCAGCCCTAGCAAGCCCAAACGAAGGATTCGTTCCCGTCATAGCAAGATCATTGATGGATTCCAGATCTTGGGTCTCGAAACATAATGTCGAAACCCGAGTTGATTTCCTCTATAATCTGCTTGACGAACTGCCGTCAGTAAAAGACTCCAAACCACACTATAACGTTGGCATGTTTGAAATGGTGGATGACGATACTCCAATTGGTCTGATTACCTGGGATACTCTAAAAGAGTACGCGCAGGAACATCCCAAACTCGGTCCCTTGATGGGGACCGACCGGAATGGAAACCCTCATACCCATCCAGAATGGATGGGAAAGAGGTTCTTCAGACGCAAAATCGAGACGTCAACACCATTCATGAGTCTCAGCGACCTGTTAAACAAACTCAAACGTGACGACACTCTCCGTGGTCTTCTCGCAGGAAATAGGAAGACGGTCCCGTACTTTACGTACAAGGACCACTGCCATCTCCGCAAGAAGAACTACACGAAGATTGTCGAAACGATTGGTGAGAAACAGGTCGCTGGGACACCACTCGTGAAGTTTGAGTCGTTCTGGAAACTTCGTCAACGAATCGACGAAGTTTCAGGAACGCTCTGGGTTCACGAGAACAACCCCAACGTTAAACTCCTCCTCTCTCTCTCCGGAGACCTCCGTGTCGAACTGTAAGGATCGACGACGGCTGGTTCTGGGTTAGGCCCTTCTGACCTAGGTCAGGGGTTACTAACTCAGAAGCCAGTCCCCCGGGACGTCTGGGACCGTTATCCGGTCCCGGACGTCCCAAGCACGTCCCCGGTGGGGGG